CATGTATATCCACCAACCTGGTCGTCCAACTCTAGAAATTCATCATTCTTAGAGATAACTCCCGCTGACTTCCAGTCGAAGATGTAATAGTCACCATCGGTTAAATCTTCGCAAAGCGCATCTACCCGACCGCAGTAACAGACAATGGAGTCAGGGTCATTAGGGTCATTCGAATGATTCTGTCCACAGGCAGGAGAATTCGTACAGTGGAGAAATAGATCGGGGTAAAGTCCGTCGGGATCAGTAAGAGGAACCTCGAAAGGAATCTCGACTGCAATAGGACGGAACCAACCATCGAACTTCGGGTGGATATACCTAGCGTGGTACTCCAACATTCCAGCGCCGAGGTCAAGCTTATCCTCAAAGTCCGACTGCATTTCCAAAGGCAATTCCTTGAGCCTATGAGTCTCAAGGTATCGCTTACGTTGTTTCTCAGCCTCTACAAGGAATGCCTCAATAGCACCGGCTAGCTTTTCATCATCGTCGGTAGTGTCCCACGTAGCAGGATTGTAGAAGACCTGCATTCCACAGTGGAAACAAATGCCGAAATCAAGCCTATCCTCAGGCTCAATGGGGACGTAACCATCTACGTAAGCCCAATGATGCCTGCGACGACAGCTTCTGAATGATCGGCGTTCACTATTGTGCACCTCGTGAGACATTAGCCAGCTTCTTTCTGGACCGCCATGCACGAACCCTTAGTCTTCTACACTCCCTACACTTTCGATGCCCATTGGAATCGATAAGAGTGTTTTTCTCATTGTATTCGTGCCCTTGATAACACTCATCGAATTGGGCATGATATCTTCTAGTGTTCTCACCTGAGGTTACAGGTTCCAAATGGTCGGGTCTTACACATGCTTTGCTCTTACAACGTGGGAACACATGGTCAATAGTAAATCCCTCGGGGATCGGTCCCACGAACGCTTCATAGGAAAACCTGGCAGCTATAACCATTCTTCCCTGATACTTGAAAAGCCCATAACCTCTCTTGCTTTTGGCAGCGGTCCAGAGCCAACACGTTTCAGTTTTATTTACATGTGATAAAAATCTTGTTATGGTCTGTAGCGACACTGCCACGACCTAGACAGTACCACCAGAGATCAACTGAGTCAAGATCAAGAAGTGAATAACCACAGTGTAATTTGGTGTGGATCTTCATGGTGCGTCTAGATGTTGATCTACGCAGTACGTCCGACTCGTGGGTAATCGGTCAATGTTTCGTTAGCCACGCTAGGACCAGGGTTGCCGCCAAGCGCAGCGAGCAAGCATTTCACGAGTGAGAGGATGGCTGCTCCTAGGGCAGGCCCTAGCGTGAGTATCCAGTTCCACGTAAAGACGTTAAAGTCAATAGTTGAGAAAAGAAAAACACCAAAGTAACACTCAAGGAACGTGAAGAGAACGCGCTCAATCGTGGCCTTCCAGAACGACCACGTCCAAATAGGATGAGGAGCATTAGGGTTCGTCATCTAATTCCTCTTGTCTAAGCGTTTCAACGTCCGCGTGCAAGACATGCCACATAGCGGCAGCGTCACGGAGACGATTAATGAGAAGGGTTAAAGCACCCGTAGCAAGAACAAGAATGATAAAGTAAGTCATCAAGTCTTCGATGAACGGAAAGACACTGCTAAGAATAGCAGGCAGGAAGAAGCCCAACAGGACAAGCGCAAAGAGGTTAGCCTCTAGCTTGCCATGTGAATTAAAGTTGCGCTCCGTCATTCCTTTGCCTCTCCGTTGACCTCTAGCATAGAGTGATGTGGAGAAGGCATTGGATCTGATCCCACAGGTAGTGAGATCGAATCATACCAACGAATCACCGCTCTACCCCATCTAAGGAACATCTCTACGCGACGTTCCAGGAGGGCAATTCTATCACCCTGTTGCGTGATCTCCTCACTCTGAGACTGATTCTCATGTTGCAGGTTGCGGACCAAGGTGTCATAGCCTGTGACTACAGTGGACTGTTGATTTGCCTTTCGAGCTTGCAAGGCAGTATAGATTCCGCCTACTACAGTTAACACACCTAAAACTGACGTGACTATAATTTGAGCATCTGTCATTGTCACCCATTTCTCATGTACCTCGCCAAGTAGAGGATGAGAACGACAAATGTGCCAGTGATTAGGAAACCAACGAACGGAGCGAATCCCCCACCATAAATAATGGTGATAATATAAGCAGCCATCCACACAAAAGGTGGCGCGAAGAGGAGACCATAACCTACCTCTTCGGCCACCTTTTTGGTTCCACTAGCCAGCATGGCTATTACCGCTAGGAAGCCTGCTATTATCCACAACCAGCCGAATAGCGCGGTTGCTATAGCTTCCACAGACGGGGCAAGGTTTTGACCTGTGCCATTGTTGTAAAGAATTCCTAAGCCAAAAGCGACAAAGGGTACACCCATGAGTCCAAGGATCACCCGCCGCTCCCCAATGCGACGCTTCATCGGACTCGCTTTTCAGATTAGGAAAGTCTAAGACGTTGTCCTGGGTAGATCCTGTTTGGGTTGTGAACAGTTGCCCGGTTAAGTTGCCACACCGTTCTCCAATGGGTGCCTGCAATTCGAGCCAAGGTGTCTCCGCGCTTGACCACGTGCACGGCACCAGGCGTGACGCGCGCCACAGATGGCTTTGTTTGAGGCTTTGGCTTAACGGGTACTGGCTTTGCGGCGATGACTGCCCTTTGTTTAGTTGGACCAGCGTTAGGGAGCTGGACGGTAAGCTTTTTCTTCCCACTGGCCCAACAACTTCGGGACGCATTCCAGTCGGAGAGGCTGGGATTTCTCCTGAAGATGTTGTTAGCGACGATCTTTTGTTCAGCGAACGACGCACCCATTGCGGTAGCGGCAAATTGGCCGCCGCCATTGCGGAGCCAAGTGCCATTGGTAATCTGGAAAAAACCGCTAGCGGTGAAGGGTCCGGAAATTGCGGTGTGAATGTTCTTGCCTCCGCTTTCGCAGGCAATGATCGATTCCCAGCCCCCGGGAGGGTCCGCCGCCGCGCGCCCATAACTCACAGACGATAGTGCCGTGGCGGAAAGTAGGGCAAGGGCCAACGAGATACGATGGTCCCTTTCCTGGAATTGTCTATGCTTTCCCTTATAGGTGTAATCAGTCAGCAGGCTCATAACATTCCTCAACGGACCCGCACTTCAACACAACAAACGTGGTCGGTGTTAAAGTGCCTGGTTGTCCCGGCTTGGTCAACAAATGTTAATCCCCGCGAGGGGGATAGGGTTTCAAATGCTGAGCGAACAAGTACGTGGATGCTTTCCACCTGAGCCTTAGTGCAGAAGCCCAGCTCTATCGGAAACGTATGGTGAGTATCACTGTAGACGGAGATGGAAACTCGCAGCGGAGTTTCTTCTTCGGATTCCTGAGCATCTTTGTTCAGGTCAACTTCATCCACGGAAGGACACTAGCACGGACAACCAAGTGAGTCGAGACGTGAATTGCCATTAACTACAATACACCAGTCAACAGCTTGGAAAAGGTCCTAAAGTCATAGGGGTCGGGTTGAGTGTCATTTCCTCGATAAATCGAGGCCAACTTTGCCAGGTCATTAAACGCGCTTTTGAGAACGGCTACTTCCTGGGAAGTGTAGTTGTACGGAGGACTAGTTAAATCAGCGTCAGGAGTCGCCAGCAAGAAGGCTTGGAATGAGTCAACCTCTTGGAAAATGTTACGCAATGACACACAAATAGTTCCCGACCGTTCGTCAACCTCAGACTTGCCCTTTGGATAACCGACACTCATGAAGACTCCTACGTAAGCTTGGTACGTTTTCCGGTTGAGGTAACTACCCACAGGTTCCCATTGCTCTCATAAAGCAATGCTCCCGAGGTAGGAGGCTGAGGAGGAACAGACATAGAGTCGACTACTAAACCGTGGGGTGATCCTCCGGTGACTCCCCGAGGTGTCCTGAGAGAAGCGTGGTCGGAAAGCATAATTTCATCACGTAGGGCATTCCACATGATACCTAAAGTGTCATTTGTCCCGAGAAGTAGACCACCTTCGATGGTATCGTCCACCTTGACTATCTCAGGAAAGACAGATGCTGCGTCTTCAGCGATCAAACCAATGTGAGGTCTAACGGCCTGTACTTCAGCACCCGTTTGAATATTGTCCTCATACAGCGTCTTACCATCTTCGGAGAGAATGGCACGACCCTTCTCATCCCGTGCAATCTCAGGAGTATTCCACGTCGGAGCTGGGGGACGTTCACCAGTACCATCCCACTCACCCTGATAGTTCCACGACATAGCGGTGAGTTCTGTTATACCTGCACGGTGAGTAGAAGTACCGCGAAGAACAACTTCCTTCTCATTCTTCTTTACGGTTCGGCTGGACACCGTAAATGCAGAAGCAATGATAGGTTTGTAGGCAGCCGGGGAAAGACCCTGAACCAAAATTCCATTCGAGTCCCATACGATACCGACATCCAAAGCGGGATTGTAAAGTATAGGCTCAGTGGTACCGCCCACCACGGCCTGAAGCTTTAAATCACAGCCAGGATAGACACTATTATCGTACTTACGGCGACGGAAAAGAACATCTCCCGACCCGTATCCTTCCCGGGCATCTAAGGTGATAGTACCACCCCATGTCGTGGCAGCATTAGAGGTAGCGTCAAATGCGGACCAAGTCTCTCCTGCGACGTGATCTGTCCACGTGCAAAAGCCTTCAGCGTCATAGACACCCACCTTACCAGTCTGCGTAAATCCACCCTTCATGAATACACCTACACCGACACCGGCAGGGTCAGCGAAGATAGATCCGTATTGGGTACTGTTTCCATAGAGACGCATGGTATCAGCGTTGGTGCCGTTAGGGTTAAGAACGATTCGAGTACCAGAGAAAGCTGTAGAGATACTACCAACGGCAGTGAAGTTACCCGTTGATGCGTCAATCCAAAACGTACGGGTAGAGCCATCCGCACGAAAGGCTTGAAGACCTGCCGTAGGATGCAGCTCCACGCGGGCGCCTGTAGGAGTACCAACAATGATACGAGAAGCGAGAACTAAATTAGCTTCGAGCTTGGTAGCCGTGACGGAACCAGCCGCTATTTTAGTAGCGGTAACCGAGTTGGCTGCGAGATCAGGACCTGCCACCTGAGTAGGGGTACCTGTGCTCCCTACGGAAAAAGCACTTTCGGTACCACCCATATTAACTGCGGTAACGGTGACAACATAACTGATATAATCCAGATCACTAACAACAAACTCACCAGGAACAGGGTTGATAGTACCAACGAACGTACGGACTCCAGGAGTGCTAGCACTAGCAACGTAAACATTGAGATGACTAAAATCTGCCGGATTAGCTGACCCAAAAACATTATCACCTGCATGGGAAACAACGAGGCAACCCATTGCGGGTGTCACCTGAGGTGGCCGGGGAACGGGGGGAGCTTGAGGATTGACACTCGTTACTGCGGTGGTTCCATCATCGTGAAAACCAATCATACCTCGATAGTGACCATCACTATCATACATAGCAATTCCTGCACCCTCTAGCGAGGAATTGCTAAGCTGTACTGTGCGAAGACCTGCCTCGACTCGGTTCATCCTCACTTCGAGGTCAGCCATATACTGAGCTATTTGCCTGCTCTCAGGATTGGGAGGAGAGACGACAACCATTAGATCCTCGCAATGAGATAGGCTTGGAGCCAGGCTTGCGCAGAGGGGGAGCCAGCTTGTTCCCACAAATCGAGAAGACGGTCATTCCATAGGCCGACATAGAGAGGACAATCGGGCCAGGTCCAATCTTCGTATATTGTCTCGCCACTCTTCATACGGTCAAGAATGTCCTGAGCCGCACGTACATCATCGGTAACGTTAGGAACCGGAGGTGTGGCAGTAGAAGAGTAGGTGAAAGAGTCGGAGCGAGCTACCTTGAGTCGAACGATCTCTGCGGCAGGTTGATAGGTGAGGGAGAGAATTCGATACCATACAGCATGAATGTCGGGAAGCCAGGGAATGATGACCTGGACAAAGATATCGTCTCCGATATCATACTCACCGATAGTGGCATTCTCATGTCTGGCATGGATAACGAGTTCGTCAATGGAGAAATGACTACCCTTGCGAAGACCCAATTCGCGGGCAGCGAGGGCGTTGGCTCTGTCCACCGTAGTGATAGTCTTATCGGTGACCACTTGCATCTTTCGTATACGGCCGCCAAAGTTTTCCGAGGCATACCCTCTAATTGTTGCCGATCCCTCACCTGCACCGATGACCAAAACTTCAGAAGCATAGGTGGTATCGCCTTCTTGAACAGGGACGATCTCTAAGACATTGTCCTCATCGAAAAGAAGTGCATCCCGGGGAGCACCGATGCGTGGGAATGCCATATCGTAATACTTGAGAACATCAGTCTTTACTGAGTTCCAACCTACTCGCTCTTTGTAATCAAAGGGAGTCTGCGTACAAAGGTTATCAATAGCCTCCCCACAATTGGGAGCTTCCCACCATTTCAGTTCATAGGGAGCAGCGGGTACATCAGTAATGAAGGTCGTACCGTCATCCTTCTTTTCTATCTTCGAATAAGCAGGAATACCCACAGTTTGATTAGAGGTGTTACTTGATACTATCACTCCCACGTTGGAGCGGGGATTAGATTGAACGTAAGTCCAAATCCTCCTCACCACTTCGAGGGGATCAATAAGAACCTCACTCATCTCACTGCCCCACGTTACATAGTGAGGAATAGATGAGAGTCCTTCACAAGAAAAATTAAGAGAAGTTTCATCATGCGCTGGAGGAAGAAAGATACCGGTAGCGCGAATCTCTCCACTGATTTCAACGTGGAAGAAATAGGCATAACCATCTAGCCCAAGTTCCTGAATCGAGGAAATTTCAGAAGGAAATGACCCCGACATAACGGTAGGACCAGAGAGCTGAGTAGTATAAGAAAAATCAGGCTGGACAGGAAGATCCCAATCTACAATCTTACCCGTTAGAATCTCTTGAGCAATGAGTCTGAAGGGAAAGGTCTGAGGTGGATAGGGATGACGAGTCCAAATGGAAGTATCAAAGGCCCTATAAGTCTCCGCTCCAAAGAGGGGAGTGATAGTTAGGTTAAGAACGACAACTTTGAAAGTCAGCTCACCCTGTACCACAAAGGTAGGAGTGGCTGTAAGAACAGTCGAAGTAGCGGCTTCTCTTACTCCGGCAACAGAAAGAGTGGGAGTAGCAGTAAGAGATACAATTACTACACTAGCAAGGGGGTTGTCCCACGTACCGGTAGCGACTTGATTCCAAGTATATGGTGCTACCTCATCCCAAGTCGCCACATCTACCCCTTATGGGCGCAGCCAAGCAGCGCGGAAGTGAATACACCCTGCGAATGGGTCAGTATTCTTTTGGCTACCACTATTCTGCCAAGCATAAACGTTAAGGGGTGTAGCAGCGCCAAACCGACGGGTAAAAGAAACGCTCGTTTCAATGTTGGCTGCACCGCCTGAGTTTTGAAAACTTGCGCCAAGGCGAAATGCTGCACTGTTGTCCAAGCCAATCCAGATACCAGAGGAGAAAGTAGACGCCGTTGCGATTCTGAAGCCTGCATCGATAGCCCACAAGCCCGCACGGTTTAACGTGAACTTGCCATTGGGAATGGAACCACCAGTAGCGGTGGCTCTCGTAACATCAGGAGTCGTCGTCACAGCTTGATCGAAATTCAATGGTGTATCGACACCGGTGGAAATGCCCTGTATCACCGTTTGATTATATTCACATTCGTGGACGGTACTACCGTTAGTAGGACCAATGAACTGAATCCACGCAGAGCCAGTCCAAAATGCGAACAATTGCGTATCGGTTTCAAATACAGTCTGACCAGCATATGGAGATGACGGACGCGTAGAGCTACTGCAAAAGAGAGCACCAATTTGCGAATCGACTTTCGTCATATTCGCATTGACAACGTTAACGTCACATTGTTCTGTACCAACAGGCAATACATAACCCGTACGGGTAAGCGTGGTACTCATGGCTGCTCTTTAAAGATGACTCGGAAGTCTCCACAAGACGCAGAATAGTAACTCGCCGTCCCTGGAGCTGTAGGTGTTCCTACGTTAGTTCTAAACTGTGCTTTAAAGAGTTTATTGATGCCACGCATATTGGCGGGAATAGCAATCTTCCCACCCGTACCAACAATAAAGTTCAGAGGCCCGGGTCCACCAGTATAGTTGACGTCGATATCATTGCTAGGACCAAGAAGTTGATCGGCACCGATATTGATTCGAGCCGATGCGGCTATGCTTCCCGAAGTTTTAATGGAATACAAAACCAAGAATATTTCCATGACCGTGGCCCACTTGGGGATGGGCACGACCCACTGACAGACGTTAGGCCAGTCTCTCCACGTACCGATGGCGCCCGCCGCGACATCGTGAGAGGTACCCGTAGCCATACCCGGGGCTACCTTGGTAAAGAAAGCCTCAGCGTTATCGGGAGCGACCCCACCATCGACAATAGGAATGGTGGTAGGGGGAGCAGACCAGGGTGGGGCTACTACTTTGGTACGCAGGTTGACAATCATGGCATTGGTAATTGCTGAGGTGAAGGCAGGGATATCTATGCGGGCAAGAGCAATACCGGACCATGAGTTACCTAAATCTCTGAGAGACTTAGTCGTGGAAGCAACACCCTTTACGACAACGATATTACGATACGGTCCATTGTCGTTCGACACAGGAGGAGACCAGGGTTCCCCCGCCACATGGTTGTCCTCAATACGGAGAACGACGAGGTCCGACCGGGCACTAGCTGTACTGTTTGGGTCAACGTTGACCGTGACCGCGTTTCCATACTTACCCATATACGATTCATAGGTCTGACCCAATCCACGAGCCTGAATGACATAGCCACCTGGATTGATTTGAACGCTACCACCAGGAGTAGCCAAGGCTACAACCTGGAGATCAGCATTACCCAAGGTTCCTTCTGCACCTTGAAAAATGGCCCAAGGAATCATGCGGGCATGCTCAATAGGATTGTCTGCGCCCCCACCCACGGCCCATGGGACGGGAGGATTCGCAGTAGGCGAAGTCATCGATAGGTCTCCTTACCACGTCGTCCAAGCGTCTTGCCAACTCGTGGTGAGATAGGCAGTTCCCGTAGGGTCGGTACCACGCAATACAATTTGGTGAGTTCCTGGCGGTAGCGTTTGCTGACTAATGCGCTGAGAAGACTGAGTAAATCTCCCAGCAACATTGATAGTTCCGTTCATGGAGATCCTACGCGCCCAAGGTCGGGGGTCAATCTCCAAGTAATCGTATACTCCAAGGCTAAAGCTGGGGTCAGTCTGAACTTTGTAATACCCCACCACGTCGATAACCGGTGCGGTAATAGGTCCATGGATGTAGCTCAACATCCAGGTATCGGTATTACCCCCCACCCTGACGACGTCTTCCGACTCAGTGACAAGGGTATTACTCATGGGAAATTCTAGAGGAAACTCAAACCCTCCACCTACCCCACCAGGAGCAATGCTAATTGTATTGCTACCAAACCCCGCACTGTAAAACTTATGACTTAACATTTGGAAGTCACAAGTTACAGGAATCCATCCCCCATCGACTCTTCCTGTAGTGGGTTCAATACGTCGTGGACGGCCATAAGCAATCTTGACCTCTCCATGACGATTCATTACGAGCTGAGATACCGAACCTGGATTGAGACGGGAGGGTCCGATAGAGTTATCCTCAGTGAACCATGCTGCTTCCATTCCAGAATAGATATCATGCGCTGATGGATCAGCTTGTGGGGTGGTTCGAATATTGATATCAAAACTGATGAGTCGACCACGGAAGTAGTCTCGTCCGAAAGCCAATCCATCTGCACGTGCATTAGGCTGATCCTGAGTTTCTACATCAGGGCTACTAAAGGTAGCGTGAGAAACGTGAACCTGAGTACCCCGACCGAATGAGAAACCTGCCCCGAGATCGTTGGGAGGATTAACCAGTTCATATCCTAAGTTCGGAGGAAGTATCATCGGGGGCTATACCTCCCCTTCGAAGCGACCCTCTTACGGAAAGCAATCTCATTAGCTAGTTCGCGAACTGACGCACCCTTAGGCAAGGTAATGTGGTAGATGTCCCCACCCGTAGGAGATTTAGTCTTAGTCGGATGGAACATATCATTGAGGATTCCGACTAGCTGACTGAAATCTTGAGTCTGTCTCGGGGACAGAACGCGCTCAGCATGCCCACTTGTATTCATAGGAATCAGAGAGCGAAGAATTCCGCCCCTATCCAAGGTCTGAGCAAACCGAGGGTCCTGACCATATGGGCTCAGATTCTCCGCACCGGGAGCAGCGGGTGGGAAGATATTAACTAACTTATCCCTGAGAGTGGCAAGGACGTTATCTACTAGGCGACTTGCGGCGCCTTGAATAGAAGAGGTCAGCATACCGATAGCAGGCATACTAGCGTAGTTCTTAATAGCCTGGAACATAGACGTTACCTGAGTACCAATACGATCCCACCAGGATTGCTTAGGAGCGGTCGCAGTAGTACCAGGGTTAACCGTAGCTCCAGCGGTACCCGTAGCAAGGGGAGGAGGAACGGTACCGCCTGTCTGGAACCGAGGAAGGGATTGCAGGAGACCTAGGTTAGCTCTCGCGGTAGCGGCAGGGACGATGTACTCACCCGCAGAGACTCGCGCAAGGATAGAGTCAGAGGTTCCTGTTCCTGGTCCCTGAATCAAACCACCCTCAGCATAGGAGCCAATACCAGAGACAGCGGATAGACTCGCAGGCTGACCAATCATTCCCATAACCTTATTCCACGAACCAACGATGCCTTGGTTGATAACGACATCGATGACCCATCGAATAGGCTTGGCGAAGAATTCGGCTACAGCATCCCAAGCCCTACCAATAGCGGCAGCGGCTTCCTGGACTCGTTGTCCTACCTGAGTACCAAAGCTACCAAAGAGATCCTGTACCCGCTGAAGGAAGCTGGAACCAACACCACTCATCCAAGTGCCGAGTTCATTCCACCTTTGCTGAATGGTTTGACCTGCGGATTGAACAGTCTGACCAATGGCATCCATAGCACGTTGGAAAACGCTACGGGTATCCTCAGTGGTAGTTTGAGTGTTACCTCTAAAGGTGTCGAGGAATTGACTCCAACCAGTCTGAATATCCTGACCCTTTTGGTCAAGGTAACCCTTGAGGCCATCCCACGTATTGTTCCAAGTAGTGGTGATATCTTGATCCCATTGCTGCATCTTCGCCTTGAGTTCATCAAGAGTCAGACCAAAGACACCGGCAACGGCCGTCCAGAATCCTTCGGTGATATCATGAATGCCTTGACCAAACTTTTCCCAATCACCGGTGACCAAACCAATGAAGGCTTCAATAACACCGGAAGCACCTTCTAGGGCACCAGTGACAATGCCCACCACTCGACCAAAGATATCTGCAATAGTCGGGCCGAAAGTCTGAATGAGATAAGCGACTAGTTCAATACATTTAGTCAGGAAATCAATGAGAGCGGGAATGACCTTGCCGGTGATAACATCGAAAAGAGGACCTAGCTTAGGAACAACGTACGTCTCAATTGCTATGCCAAACTCTTGCAGAGCAGGCCATAGCTTATTCTTAATAACGTCCCACATTTTTTCGAATGCAGGCTTGATCTTATCTTCGAAGTTCGTTCGAATAATTTCCCAAATGGGTGCCCAGGTAGTCTTGAGCCAGGTAACGAACTGATCCATCGTCTGACGGGCAGATTCGCTATGCTGGTAAAGATACATCAGAGCCGTAGCTGCGGCAGTGATAGCGCCAATACCAAGAGATACCGGACCACCCGCACCCAATATGAGTGCGGTCATAATGCTGGTAATGCCCATGGCGATAGCGCCGAGCATACCGGGAGGAAGACTATTCAAGAATTTCAGAGCTGCAATAAGGCCCTGCATGATGGGCCGACCCAAAGGCTCTAGCTCAACAACAAGGTTCTTAATAAAAGTAACAACCTGGACCAGGAATTTCCACAGGAGTTCGAGGTCTACCTTGACATCTTCTAGCCACTTTTGAAAAGCTGGATCACTGTCTAGCTTTGACGTCCAATCGGCAAATGCCTTCATACCGATACTGATTTTATCCAAGATCCAGGAAGCAAGAGGTTGAAATGCCTCCGTCAAACCCATAACGGACCTGGTCGTATTGACGAGAATATCGCCAATCTGATTCAGCAAAGGCCGAATTTTTGTGGAAAGCCAATCAATAAACTCTTGGTACTGAGAGGACTGGAAGAGTGCCTTAAACTTATTGGCAACGTCGGTAACACCAAGAGCGGTCTGTTGAATGAGAGGAATGATGGGATAGATAGCAGCTTGGGCAGCCCTGAATCCCGCCGCGAACATATTCCCGACTTCGGGGGTAGTTCGCTCTCTAATGTAATCAAGGTCTCTACGAAGATCCTTCATCGCCTGAGACGCTTGACGAAGACCGTTAGGAAGCTTGGCGATTTCCTCGTTTGTCTTTAATGACTCTGTCTTGATTTGCTCCCAAACGGGAACAGCAACGAGAGCTAGGGCACCAAATGCCGGACCCAACATACCGAGAATGGAAAGAAGTGCTCCTGCGGCACCTACAGCACCATTAATCCCTACAGCCAACGCAGGGCCTAAGAGAGGCGCAAGAGCCACGATGGCACGCATTTGGCCACCCATACGGCCAAACGCTTCAGAGCCGTCATCACCGGAACGTCTACCCGCGTCGCCCGCCTCACGAAGACGGCGAATCAATTCCTCTAGGGTATCCCGATCGTATCTGAGACGAACAACAATCGTCGGGGAGATACGTTCAATCTCAGCTTTGATCCGAGCTTTCTCAGCAGCCGTAACGTTGAGATTGATATTGATCTTAGCTTTGAGCGCATTCAATCGCGCCTGGAGAGCGGCCGTATCGGCGTCGAGCTTGACTTTAATATTGCCTACGGTGCGGTCGATTCGTTGTTTGACAGCTTGCAGGGAGGCATTATCAAGGGATACTTTTACCTTGATATTTCCGGTGACGCGCTCAATCTCCGCTTTAATACGCTGAAGTTCAGTGCGTTCAATCTTCGGGGTAATCTTGACTTCGAACTTCTGCCGAGCAAACTTTTCCGCTTCTGCCTTAGCAGCTTTCAAGCCGTTCGAGAATGAAGTTCTATCAACGGTCAGTCGAGCCTCAATGGCGCCAGCATTGAAAGCCACAACTGCCCCCCATTATACCTTTTGAACAGGAACCAAATCCCCGATATCCATATCGGAATGATTGCTAGTGTTCCCATTCGCAAGGGTTGAGTCAAACCCGCCGGATTGTCCTGTCTTTCCACCGGCGAGTTTGACTTCCCACTCGAAGTATTGGTTCATTCCTGACATGTAGGCATCTTGCACCCACCACGGCAGGCTTTCCCATTCAATTATGTCGTACCCGAGATAGCGCCGGGCATTAAACCACACTAAACACTGCGTAGGCGTTTGGGTGTAGTTTTCGTACCGGCGCTGGAAGCTTCCGGGGAGAGCATGTTTTCCATGATGTACCCGAAGAAGGCCATAAATCTAGGCCACGGAAGCTTAGCAATACTCTCCGCTGAGGGATGACCCTGACAGAATTTCGAAATGGCTTCCAACAGGGTATCTGCTATCTTGTCGAATGCCTCAGAATCGTCCAGCTTCTCGAAAGCAGCCGCGACATCGTCGGGTGTATCGCCGATCTTCTCGTCATCACCCTGAGCCACATTTTCATTGTAGGCTTCAGAAATCATCTTCATCGTATCTTTGACGAGTTGTCGCGATGGCTCGGGGACTACACCTTTATCTTGGATGTATTCCCCATCGGTACCTTTGATGCCGGTGAGATCATACTCGACATCTTCGATACTACTGGCGTCGAACTTTGGCATCGATTCCCCTCTTAGCCTGCGAGTGCGGTCATTTCCTTGATAATCAACTCGGAGAGCGGATTGACCATACGGAAACTGACTGCGTAGAGACGCTGAGTCTCGGCACGGCGGTAGGAGGTTTCCACTTCCGCCACGGAGAGGACGTCAGGGAATACGACGCGGCGCCAGAATCCCTTATTGTTGACAGCTTCCATACCCAAGGTAAGGTGCGTCAGCTCGGAGGAAATGGTGAGCTGAGACGTACCCGGATTGGTAGGAGTCTTGGCCACGGTGGCAATCGTTCCGCCACCATAAGCGGTGACCATCGTTTCCAGAGTGTCTTCCGCCAATACTGCCTCAACGCGCGGGTCAAGTGTATTCGTGGCGACGTCGACCGGGTTAACCTGCTCCTCAATCGTAATGTCCGTGGTTTCACGAGTGAATCGCATCGTGACACCGGACTCGGTAGCGCCAACCGACTTCCACAAAACGTTACCCGTAACAGGAACTGCCCAATCCCCACCCAAAGCGAGAGTGTCTTGGGGAATGGTGACGGGAGCTGTGGCACTAAACGGTGCAATCCAAAGTGCAGCCTGACCACGCAGAACATTTGCCCGCACATAGCGGGGAACAAAATCAACCATTATGAACCATCCTCAACAACCAACTGCACATCATTTTCGGCGGCCGCGTCCTGTGCCGCTTTAAGCTCAGTCTGATTGAGTTCGGTTCCTTCGGATGTGATAGTCGGGAAGTTCTCCCCCTCGAAAGAGCCAACAGGAAAGACTGTACGAACCCTAGTGCCCTTCTTGCCGCTGCTCTTAGACGAGGACGAGGAGTGCTCCTCAGCCATTAGGTACCCCAATATTTGTCGCTACTTGAGCATAGTAATTACAAGTGAATGTGAATCTGGATACCTCATCGGAGTAAGGAAGCTGTATAGGACCACCTCCCGTTCGACCTAGAGCATCCACATACACATCGTCCATCCAGAAACTAATCGACTTCGCATCGGGGAATTTACCCGTCAGGATGTCGTCTACTTCCATGGCGATGAATTCAGCGTCGGGAAAATTGTTCTCGGCGCCTCGTGCTGTAATCTGGAAACCTACCGCGTCAAACAATCCGTCCATAGAAAAACCGGCACCCGAGACAAAGGTGACGGCAATAATCCGGTTCGGAGTATTCGGCACGCGCCCGGGATAAACCCTTGCATTACTCGTTACATGTTGCTTCAGATGGTCGGCAATCTTCTTAGTCGTGAGAGATCCCATTATCGATGGTCCTCTGCCTCACGTGGCTGAACCGGAGGACGCTGGTAAATGATTTGTCCCTGACTGGTAACCCACGGTGCCCCCGAGTTGGCAAGTACATCGCCGATATCGGGATCTCGTGGGGCATTCATAAGAACAAAACGAGCCATCTCTTCGGCAGTGCCAATCATTGCACGCCTCAAGTGAGAACCACCTTCGTCGATAACTGACTCGGCAATTCTATTCAAGAGCCGCGTAGCATTCTCCAGGAGTGGGCCACCCAAATAGTGAGAGCGTCCCACAGTATGCTGAAACCTTAAATTTTGGTGTTGATTTTGGGCATAAATCTGGTCGACAGTGCAACCAGCAACGATTTTCCCGTGACCTACCTGGTCATCGAGATAATCGATTCGACGAATAAACTCGTCAGCCCCCGCCATCACTAATTCCTATAGTAGGGGCTTTGGGGAATGGGTACTTGAGCGTATTCAGCTTTCTCGTGAACCCTATCCGGGGAATTACCACGCGGGTACACATCGGTATCCAACATGATATCCCCCGGATAGGGGTTAATCACGACAGACGCATTCCCTACTTTTTCCGGTCCTTCTCCCACATTGTAGAGCTGGACAATACCCCTACCAATACGATCGAGGATGCGAGTAGAACGAGCCCACAGAATCCTTGCTGGAGCGAGTTCATTAGCATATTCTCTCGACCCTCGGTAAATGGCGTCAGCAATCACTGCGGCCATATTGGTCGACAGTGTCACAATGATGTCGGGAATCGGTTCAGGTAGTGGAACAGCATAGATGGACCTCAGCACTGCATTAATCTGAGAATCAGCATCTGCAATGGCATAATCAATCTGAGCATCATCGAGCATTGCCGGGGTGTAATCCGGGTCGTCTGACATATGAGGGTCGGACCAACCCCTCAGAATAAGACGTACGTCTCTCATCTCAGAGTATGCCATTATTCGTCCTTATCTTTCTTACGAGGATCTTTCGGACCTTTCCCCGCCTTGAGGAGAAGGGCGACTCCTTCCGCCACCGTCGCCACTACCAGCAGAAGCAGAAGTAGACTGACCAGAACCGGAGGCGCGCTTAGAGGATCGAGATTCACGGGCCTGTTGCCTTACCTTTTCGGCTTCGGCCTGAATCTCGTCTTCTTCGACTAGACGGGCATTATCCGACTGTGGACCCTCATCGGGAGCGGCAATTTCCAACTGCTCCTCATTGTCTTCCTCAGTGCGGGTAATGGTCCTGCCACCCTGGACGGTAGAACCCATTTCCAGACCAGGATACTCGGAGACATAGTTTCCACCATCGCCAATTTCACGACGAGTACCCACATAGTCATCCGAATTGGGATCTTCCGGTCCACCAGCCTGAACAAACAGGCGATTATAACGAGGGCCACTAAGGAATCGTTCGGCTACGTCATCATCCAGGGAAACAACTTCACCCGGAGCAACGTTTTCGAACTTCTTGAACTTACCGTCATCATCGAGAATCGCGCGGGTCCAATGAGTCGAACCAAGGTAACGAACATCAGGCATCAGTAATCACCACGCCACGTTTCCAGAGCCGTCGATGTTCGTAATCTTACAAACCGCAAGCGGATTGTCGACGACTACGAGATCGCGGTACTTGAAGTAAGAGGTGTACGTATCAGTCGACTCATCGAACTTCAGCGGAGTACCCCGGAGAGGCCATTCCGTCGAGATGAATCCCATTGCCTTACGCTGGCACACAATGACAGTGTCTTGCGGGCAGCGCCACGACTCGAAAAGGTTCAGCGTCAGGAACTTTGACGGATAGAGTCCGTTAAAGCTTGTTTGCTGAGCTGCGGGAGTCGGACCAGGCTGGAACATTGCCGCAACTTCAGGGCTTTGAATGAACATCGCAGCAACCTGCGGATGCACAATCATAGTGTCAGCCTTGTAGCCCAGCTTTTCCGAATACTGAGCGCCAGAAACACCCTGCGATGTCAGCTTGAAAATAGCCCTGGCAACGTCATACTTAATCTTCGATGCCGTCGCGTCCGTGGCATACCAACCGTCAGTCGTTGCCGCAGAAGCAGCGGCGAAAGACTGAACAGAAGAGTTGTTCAGAACAGCGGTAATAAGGGCCTTGTCTTTACCGGCAACGAGGGTGTCACGAGTCATCTGCGTGACATCCTGAACGCGACCCACGTCATTACGGGTACGCATTTCCTCGGAGAATCGGAATCCGAGACCACGCTTAGTCGTACCAGCAACGACCCGAGTACGCATTGGCGCATCGGTCAGCGGGTACTCAGCGTACTCCGCAACGATTTCGCCTTCAGAACCCGCGTACAGAGCAAGAGTCTGCTCATAAGAAACCGCGCCACCAACAGCGGTAGGACCGGTGCGAAGAAGCTGATCCGCAATGTTGGTGTCATTAACGGACTTGGCAATCAGATTAGGAACGAAAGTGGGGTTCTTAATCAGGTCGTTGACCGACCACTTCGGGCCGTCATAGCTATGGGTAACAGTCGAAACAGCCATTTATATCACGCCCCCGCGCAGTTCAGGTTAATCTTTCCGCGGGCACCAGCAACTATTCCTAGCGGTTCTACACAACGCCCAATAATAACGTCGAACGTAGCTGCGGAAGTAGTTGAGTGCAGAGTAACCTCACCGTTTGCAGCACACTTCACGAGAGCACCGAAAGGAACGGTTGCTGAAGTAGCGGCAACCTTGAGCTTGAAAACACCCTGCCAGGCTACAGCAACCTCATTCGGAGGATACTGCGCATTCACAATGGTGTTGCCCCACGTATCCGTGGTATCGGCGTTGGCAAAGTCACTTGCCGAAGCATCACCCAATGCAACACCGAGACAAACGGCAGAAGCAGCGGACGCAGGCTTAACTCGTCCAGTAGTGCCGTCAGGCTCTACTAGCATTCCTCCCTTGATATTTCCGCCATTAGCAACCGTGGTTGCTGCGAAAGTCAGCGGACCTTTATCAAAGGTGGGGAGAAGACCAGGCATCAGGAATCCCTCCCATCATGTGCCCACTGAGCGAGGAATTGCTCTTCGAGCTTATCGTATGCCGTATTCTTCTTGGAGTCGCGGGAGTCAGAGAATGAGTGACCCCTCTCGTCTGCAAGAGAGACGACACCCTTACACTCATCGAGAATGCCCTGAATGACTGCGGTAGCGTCCACGACATCACCCTCGGCGAATTCGAGCGTGACAGGACGGTGACGACTCATTACCTTTTCGGCCAAGTCGAGAATGACCGGAGGAACACCATCGGTAAGGTACCTAGCCCTCTGAGCACCCCACCTTTCCTCGGCTGCGCTTACCTGCATCCTTTCGGCAAGTTCAAGTGCGCGGGAAGCACTCTGCTCCGCAGCGGCAATCTTCCTCTTAGCTTCGTCGGGAATGTCTACTTCCTTCTTATCGTCCTTTTCGACATCATCGGCTGACTTCTCGATGTCATCGAGGTCATTAACCAAAGCGAGGAGCTTATCAATCTGCTCTGGCGTAAGCTTAGCCATCAGATCGCCCCCACTCTCTTCGTCATCATCCTTATCCTTATCCTTATCCTCGATGACTTCAGTCGAGAAATCGATTACAGGACGTTGCTTTTCTTCTTCGCTGAGATTAACAGGTTCCCAGCTAGCCATTCCCTTAATATGCGGACGAGTAGTTCCGCATACATGCGAGAGAGCATACTCGTAATGCTTACCAGAGTCCTCGGCGTCATAGTCGACCTCAATCCGACCCGAGACCCCAAACTTACCATTACTCTTCTTAATGGTCTCTTCAACCTTAGCCGAATGGGTAAGGTCAAAGTAACCGAATAGACTTCCGTCGTCGGCTAGTTCAAGCTTAACGACATCGCCTTCGAGCTGCATTCCTTCCTGCCCTGGCTTAGGGTGTTGATTATCCGACAGAGCCAGTACAAAAGGAACCGAATCGAATGCCCCATCCTCAAATGCGGTGAGACAAGCCGGGTTAATTTTCGAGAAATCAAGGGTTTGACCCTTATAATTCCTCGTACCGGCTGGAAGAATTTGCTTCTTCCAAACCTTCTTCTTATCTCCTCCGTCAGCGAGTTCAACTTGAGTAAGTTCACCGACGACAAAGGGAGAGATTGCCGTAGAATTCACTTTTTCGGCTCTCCTACTCTCCTTAATTGACCAATCATAATATTCGAGGCCGCCTGAACAGCCTCAGAAGCAGTTCTAACGGCCACTCTAATGCCTGCGGGGCCTTGGACCAAATATCCTCCCTCAGAACGCTGAACCCATCCTGCATTGTTCGGCAACTTAAACACCTGCCCGACCTGAAGATTAACGACACCAGCTTCTACAATTCGATGTCCGGCAATCATCTCCGCAGGTGTGAACTTGGAAGAGAATTTTCCAGTTGTCGGGTCACGAAGGTACTTACTAGCGTCAAAAGGGCGGTTAGAACCACTCGCCCCCACCCCTCGACCCGCTAAAAGGATTTTTCGTTCAATTATCTCAGCAAATTCAAGGTCAGTGAGTTTCCTACCACGAATATCTGTCGCCGCGATCCTGGTTCCTGCTCTCTTCCGTTCCCAACTAGCAACGGCTGCACAGGCTTGGGCGTTCCCCTTGGCGCAGAGAACTTTGCATCTGTTAACGGCGGCTGCGATAGCGTGAGAGATAGACAAACCAGAGTCATAGTGGATATGCTTAGCGATACGCTCTATGTAATTTGGGAGTCCACCTGCCTTTTCAACCCAATTCGCTTTTGGGCTGCGATCAAGCCCCGGGTGAATCCGAGATGAGTGGTCATGCTTGCGACGAGCCAATAGAATAACTGTAGCTGGTCGCGGAGTGGAGGTCGTGGTGACCTTTTTCTTTTTGGATCCTCTCCAGGAGTCTGGAATGAGATCCATTCTACCGAGCGCCTTTGCTCGTCGTATACAGAGAGCCCTAGCAGCCGCCGGATTCTTACCGTTCCCAGCAAGTTTAATAGCCTTCCTCAGATGCGCAACGTCAGGGATAGGGAAAGAGCCATCCTTAAGGGCATGACCTTTCTTAGCTAACCTTCGTCGCCCAGCGGCGCGTTCAACTTCGGGAGTCTTCATGGAAGCTTTGCCAATCCTGCATCGACAAAGAGATTCGCCAGCTTAAACTTCACCAGACTGGAGTTGTTAAGAATGGAGTTCTTATCCTCTTGGAGCGTGCGAATAAATACATCGGCGACAATCCTACCGCCCACTGGACCAAGGGTAACGCCATTAGCTTTCTTTGACGCCTCATAGAGGATATAGAACCACAACGGAGTACCCGATTGGAACGCAGGAAGCTTTGTAATCTCTGATGGAGGGATTACAGACTCTCCCATGGCGCGGGCGACATCCTGTCCCGAGGCCATTCCATAGGCATCCGCTCGCACCAGGTTGCGGAAGGCCAACACATTACTTCCCGAAGCCTCAGCTCCTGGAATGGGCAATACGAACAGAGAAGAACTGATAAGGGGGTCGATCTTGCGGGAGATGTTCTGCCCGTCGGTGTCGTTGGGATCGGCAAGTTCCGCGACAAAATTCCCCCAAGCAATCTGACGACCGGCCGGAAGCTGTCGCCCACCTCGAAGATCAGGCTGAGTAGCAGAGAAAACCTGAATCTTACCCGTTGTCTCATTCAACTCATAGGCACGGCGCACCATGGAATGCCCAAAACGATAAGCCGCGACAGAGAATTCCACAGGAGTACGAGGAGCAATGGGATTCGCTGGCTTATAGAAACGAGGCAGGGCACCACTACGGGTATCATCGACAATGGGCTGCCCTACGAAGTGAGGCAATACCTCATCGAGAATGATAGATTGATACCGAACGAGAACCGCATGGCGGGCATCCGCGAAGCTCATTCCCTGATCGATAAACTTGTTGTGGAGTAGCAGGAATGCCACGTGGATCTGGGAAATGATTTCATTCTCATCATTGCGACCCTCGACGAGAATGGCAGATCCGTCCGCATTACGCGGGAGATCGATTACTCCATTAGGGTTCGGATTCTGGACCTTAAAGTGTTTTCCGTCAGCCTCGTAGAGTTGAGGACTACCTTCCGGTCCATCCCCATAGACAGAATCCAAATCGAACGCCAGCGTCCTTACATTCCGCGGAAGCGTCGAAATGTTAACCGGCCGGGTTGGGGAGGGAGTGTCGTCGAGCGTCAAATCATGATCGAGGAATTGACCAAAGTAAGTAAAGACCGACAGCATGCCAGGATTGTTTTCACTGTCGGCATTGGGGTCCAACATAGTTTGCGCGAGATCCGCAAGATCCTGATTCGTTGGCGACGTGAATCCCTTAAGATTGGGAAACATCGTCACGAATTTAGATTGCGGTTCAGCAACCGCCGCAGAGGGCGCCACCAAAAGAACAGTTAATAGAGCCGCGAATAGAACTGCGATGAGTTTCTTAGTCGCCATCATAGGGTTCCGCCTTACGTGATGCTATGGGCCTATCGGTGGGGATACAGGCTTCGCCATCCTCCCTGAGCAGTCGATCCAAGGTCTCCACCGGTACGTACCCTCTGCCTCTGATCCCGTAGTCCGAACCCCATGAATTGATCCAGACTACCACATCCTCCTTAAAGTCGGGGTGGTTTGGCCAAACACCGTGGGCCAGGATGCAGTGCCCGCCGACTAAGCTTCCTTCCGCTCTAACCAAGCCACGCTCGTCAGTTTCATACATTGAAGAATACCAGTTGATACCGAGTAATACTGGACCACGACGAGAAAGAGTCTGTAAGACGTCGTCGATACCAAAGCCCCAATAGTAACTCTTAACGTTGCCGAGCATCTGCATAGCTTTAGCCCCGGCAAGGACACTTGCACCATCGGAGTAGTCATTTCCCATCTCACGATCTTTGGCCACAACAATGGGCCAATGCTGCCGACACCATTCATCGCTGATATCGTATCGATGAGGACTAGCCGCTAACTCAGCTCCCCAACCAAAGATGACACACTGACCCTCTTGTCCTTGGTCGAGAACGTTAAGTCCAGGCTTCCATATCCTTTTCTTAATGGGTATTGGTTTACCCAATTGTCTACGGATAGGGAAATTCCTTGATTGATCGTCAAAATAGACTTTGCGATCAAGAATACGATCGTTAGGCATTAACGTCCTCAAAGTCGATATATGGCTTTGATACCGTAGCAACGTTGTTGGACTCGTTTGTCACGCTTTGTATTTCAAATGAAGGACTTGATTTGGTTTGGGAGGATGATACAGGCTCCTCGCCATCGTCAACAGATGTCACGCGGAAAACGATGGGCCAACCTGGTCCCGCTCCCTCAATTGCACCCTTAACATAGAGGGTCGGAGTGATGAGCAGATAGACAGAAGAAACTGTCGTACGAAGAGATAGAAGAGTAATTGTCGGTGTAATGAGGAGATCGATAGCTGGGAGCGTTACGCGAACACCATCGATCGTCAAGAACGCCGAAACTGTCAGAGACAGAGCAGCAGGTACATAGCGCGTTGCATCTACCGCGAGAGTAGGCACAACGATCAGCGCGAGGGATGCGGGAGTCTGACCGAAGAAGCCCACCGTAAGGGTAGGCGTGATGGTTAGGGAGACCGTTGCAGGGAGCCTGAGGTACGCGCCTACGGTCAAGCTCGGGAGAGCTGTGAGCAGCACCGTAGGACGCGCTATATATAGAGGTGTAACGAAGATCGTTGGAGTGGCCGTGAGGCTCACCGATGCACCCGCAGCGCCTAGGGTTGCGCTGAGGGTTGGAGTTGCAATCAGAGAGACCGACAGCGTTTGCGCGCGGAATACGGTGACCGAAATGGTCGGGGTGATAGTAAGCTGGATAGTCGCGGGAGTGATGCGGGTAGCGTCTACAGAAAGAGTAGGAGTTGCTATACCGCCGAAATTCGCGAGGGCAGTTAGAAGGGCACTAACTGTCAGTGTGGGTGTAGCAGTAAGTGAAAGGTTGGCACCCGTAGGAGTAATGACAGTCGCATCTACCGTTAGAGTAGGAGATGCAATTAGGCTGATATTTGGAAGGGCAGTTCTGAGCCCATTGACTGTCAGTGTCGGAGTGGCAGAAAGCGAAACCTGCCCGGCCAATCCACCCAACAGGAATGTAGCCGTTGGAGTGACAATAAGACTTATGGAAGCAGGAAGCGTAAGGTAAGCTGTTACACTAATGGTTGGGGTAGCCGTTAGCGTAATAGTGGCAGGAGTAATCCTGACAGCATTAACAGACAGCGTGGGGGTTGCTGTGAGGGAAACAGTTGCAGGAGTAGTAACTTGAGCAGCGACGGAAAGGGTAGGCGTCGCCGTAAGACTCGCAGCCGCTGGGGTTGTTCTAATTCCATCGAGAGAAAGCGTTGGCGTAACAAGGAGAGAAACCGACGCTATCTCAGTGAGATTTCCTGGGATGACCAGGCTAGGCAGAATGGTAAGGCTGATACTGGCTGGGGCGATCCTGACGCCATCGACGGAGAGCGTAGGAGTACCAATGAGACTGACGGAAGCCGCAGCGGTTAGCTGAGGAGCTGAAACGCTAATTGTCGGTGTAGCCGTCAGCGTAATACTTGCGGGAGTGGTTCTAATTCCGTCAAGAGTCAGAGTCGGTGTTGCAGTAAGACTAACCGACGAAACCGCAGTACGAAGACCAGTAACGGTAAGAGTCGGAGTTGCCGTTAGAGATACTGAGGCAACGGCCGTACGTAGACCATTGACGGTAAGTGTGGGCGTTCCAATAAGAGATGCGGATGCAGATACTCCAAGTAGCGCACTGACCGTAAGGGTCGGGGTGGCAGTGAGAGATACGGTTGCAAGAGTAATACGAGTTGCATTGATAGACAGCGTAGGAGTAGCGGTAAGAGAAAGAGTAGCTTGCCAAACAACAGGCAGCGCTTGATTGAGATTAAGATAGGTAATCTTAGCAATGGAATCACCGGTAGAGCCAGTAGCAGTATCTGTCTTATTATAGGCACCAGTCTTCAGATACGAGCCGGTAACCTCGACGAAACCGCTTGCGGGGAACGTAAACTGAGGAATAGCAGGTAAAGCGGTCTCATTGCCGATGACGCCATAGATATTGACGTTCCCACCGGTACACTCAATGCGGAATGCTAGCTTATCGGTAGGAGTGAAGCCGGTTACCAGGTTGCCGACACCCGGACCATCCTTGAAAACACGTAGTCTGGAGGGTACAGCATCATAATCGACCGTCAAATAGATGCCCGGAGTACCACCTGTTTCGTGGATTTGACCAACTATCATCACTTTCTTGGGTGCGGACCCACCCGTGATGTTTGTTGGATCAAAATATCCGGCAACGGTGAGTTGTCGAGACGCTGTAGTCTTATCCCACGCGGATTCGACGGCACCATCCATCTCGCGCAACTCGGTACGGACACCAGTGGAACCGCTGGTAGTATCCCCATTAACCGGGGCATCCATGACCATTTGGTTGGATGCGTCGAGATAGAAGTATTGGGTATCTACATACGTATTGAGGGTAGGTTGAGTGATCTCATCGGCATTGACGTCACCATCCGGCCCGTCATAGGGAACGGTAATCTTCCAGTTGTTGAGATTAAAGAAAGAACCGGGAGGCTTATAAACCGTTCCTGAGACAGTCAGGGTGGGAGTTGCTGTCAGAGAGACAGAACCCGAAACTGTCGGCGCAGAAACACCCAAAGTGCCAAATACGGTGGTAATACAAACCCATTGCTCGGCGAGACTCAGAGAAACAGTTCCAGGAGCAATGGAGCCGTTACTATTGAGGAAAAGTTCTTCCTGAACGTTCGTCGCGGCTGATGTCGTGGTGCTAGCCTGTACCGTTGTGGAAACGTCAAAGCCAGAAATAGCGCCGAAATTTTGGGTAGTACCGGCACTAGAGTCTGTATGTGTAGAAACAAGACACAAATAGTTCTCTGTGCCTCGTGAAGCGTTAATTGCGGGAGGAACAGCCGCAGCGGCAGCGGCACCATTCGCCGTTACAGCCTCGGGATCATCGGCATTCGCAATAGCGAGCGAAACATGCGTGGATTGCTCAGCCGTTGAGGAAGTAATAGTGAAAGCGTCTGATCCTGTAGCTCGTTTCCACCACACTTCACCTGTTTGGTTAGTCGAAGTACCCTGTTTATCACTAGCGAGCTTTGCCCAACCGGTCGATGTTGTCGATGTAACCGTGGTGGCGGTGTCAATTGAGAAAGCAACGTAAATAACGTCGCCAACTTGAGCCTCGGGTAGATTGATAACGTGCGTAGTGGAGTCTGTTTGCTGTGCACCCTGATTTCGAGAACGAACACTGACGAATTTCGGAATGGAGCGACCAAATCTAACCTTATTAGAGAAGGTTCGCCCCATTATTGCCATTACTAATCCTTACGCACCTTCAGAGAACCACATATAACCGCGCCCGTTACATGTTGTGGCACCAGCGGGAGTGGAAACTCTTACGCCAATACGCTGTCCTGCACCGGGAGCAAAAATTTCCCTATCAAGTGGAAGATCCTTATCAATAAGCCCACCAAACGGCTGAATCCACCAATCAGCGAGAACTTCAGATGCGGTAGGTTCGGTAGACAGTGTAATTAATGCAGTAGTGGTAGGAGTAATAGCGTCACCAACGGGGTTAACCTTACTGATAACTCCTGTGGTGCCCGCTGCGGAGCCAATTGTTGTGACGCGGTACAATTCGACAGAGAAACCCGGTTGAGGAACGGCACTATCAAATGAGACACTCACCGTAAGGAGCTTGAAAGGGTTAGTTACGGGGTTGAGTAATACAAGAGTTTTGGTAGTAGCAGCAGGATACGACAGAGAGCCCGATTTACAAGCATAGATCGCCATCGCGACCTCCTTTACCAGTTAGCCGCGCGACTTACAGCCTGTTGTCTAAATACTGGCCTACGATTAGGTGCGGTGAACGTCAAAGTAGGTGTATTTGTATAAGCTCCGAGAGCAATTGAGGTTGTCTGATAAACGCGAAGGGATACAGTATCCGTAGGCTTAAGGTCCGCAGGCACAAATTGTAGAGCAGCTTCCATTTCAGTTTCGGAACCTGCGGCCACAGTCACCGCAGCCCACGCACCATCCCCTTTATCAAAGGAACCTGCAACAAAGGTACCCGCGCCTAATTGTTTAGTTGTCACGGTACCATCGGCTACGCTACTCGCACCACATTTCACTACCAATGAAGAAGCGGTGACGGCCGTATAGGCGCCACCGTTCTTGGAATACATTAACACAAATCCAGTGCTACTCGATGCCGTTGCTACCTGAAGAAGAAATCTAACCCTAAAGGTAGAAACAAGTCCTGGAGTCCATAGGGTATTAGCCGCTGCTTTCCATGAAGCACCGGATTCGGTACCGTCATCATTGCGCCCACGGTAAGAGGCTTGGGTTACTGCCACAGATTAGAGAAAACTAGGCCATGCCGAGAACAATAGCGCTAGCGGCAAAGGAAAGGGTATCTCCCGAGGCAGTAGTACGGCTGGAGGCCAGGTTTCCGTAAAACTTTCGCTTAGGACTACCGTTAGAATCCGTTGCATCAACGCTTGTTACAGTAGCAACAGGCATATTAGTGAAAGAAACAGTACCATTATTAGTAATTTGTCGGCTGGCAGCGGAGTTCCATCCAGCAGCGGCAATCGTTTGAAGGACATAGCCACCACCCGTCACCTTGGTTCCCGCCGTTGTGTCATTTCCGACGGCAGTACACAAGTCGAGCTTAATGGGAGCGGTCGTCGCGGGGTAGGTTGTCTTTCCTACCATTGCCTCAAGATAGGCGTTAACCTCGGTGGTGTCGAGAACGGCCATTAGACTCTCCTAGTCAACCTGAAGACCGACGTTGCGGGCGTTTTCTTTCTCTTCGTCAGTCGCCAACTCCGCGAATTGACCAGAAGCATCGGCCGTGGTAAAAATCCGAGCCTGCTTATCGGTAGGCTTCTGCATTTCCTCGACGAGGGCATTCCAAAGGTCTTCATCCTTCTTACCGTCAGGACCCCAACCCTGGGCAACGGCGTCGAGTTCTTGCTTACAAACTTCACAACCCATCATTGCATGGCAATCCTTGTGGTAATAGGCCACATTGCCATCACCAAGAGCGATTTGGTCCCTCGGAGCCTTATCTGTTTTCCCACAAGCGATACAGATACGGCTAGGTCGCTCATCGTAGCTGTTTTCGATGCCTTCGGGCATTTTTTCCCCTTTTTAGTTCAGGCGACCGTCGGAATGACATGCAAAGGACCGCGAATACCCATTATCTCGCGGCCATCATCGTTATTCGTAACCTTTATCCCGAAAACTACTCTCTCAAAGTCCCAATCATCGCTTACTGTACCGGGTACTCTGACGATCAGACTTCCATTTTGGGGATATAACCCTGTTGCATCTACCGGAAAGACGTATAATTCAGGCGAATCTTTGTCGGTTGTCTTACATACCCTACCAACAAACGTAAATCCAGTCCTGAGGTCTAAGGGAGCGTTAGTTTCAGGATCATGGGCAGAAAAAGTGACCTCATAATCCTGCCCTTGAATGATTTCCATCTCATACCACATGCCAAATTACCTACCCTTTTGTGCTTTGGTAGGCTGAGACTTCTTCCTTGCGGCTGGTCGAGTCCTCTTTTGGGCCGCCTTAGGGTCATTCACGACACTTTGTGCGCCCGGAGGGGTACTCGGAGTCATTCCCGGTGCCGGACCGACAGGTGAGGGGGCAAGTTGGCCTGTTGCTTGCGCTCCCGTGACCATTTGGGTCGCAATATCGACCTTTTTACCCATTTCTTGGAGTGAACCAGGAGAATCGGTCCCCTCCGACATACTCTTCCTGACTTTGCCCTCATCTAGTTCGAGGAGGGTTGCGACGCGGGATTGAAGCTCGTCATAGAATTCCGGGTCCACATTCGCACCCGTCGACGCCACGGCTTTGAACATATCCAGAACAGCCAACTCATTCTGCTCAGAAAGAGGTCCAAATTGGAAATTAGGGCACGGAGCCTTACTACCATAGTTATAGCGGACCAAATCAGCGACAAGACCATTGGTGATCTGGCGGGCCATATCTCTTGCGACCATTCGGCGGGCGCGGAGGAATAGCTTGGATTGGCTTTCCGATAGCGCATACGAACCTTTGCCCTCCGCAGCCTGACTGGACAAGTCCGTGAATCCAGCCATAATGGAGTTTGACATTTCACTGTCAAGGAAACGAATCGCTTCGAGGTAACCCGCTGACCCGTGACCTCCGGATTCCAGGGTAGTAACCTCGGTATCCGACCTCAGGCCGACAACACCTTTAGACCGCAACGTGGCTACCTTTTTGGCATCCGTTACGGCTTGGGTATCGTCAGGATTCTTGACAATAGTCTTGGGCAAATAGTTCTGGTCAAGGAACTGGTACCATAGCCACCGCAATTTACGCTTGGTAATGTAGCACCAGTAAGGAACGCGCATTGACGAGGTTCCATGGATAGGGTCACGCCAGTTTCCATGGATGTAGATGAATGCTCGTTGCATGGGAACCCAAATACGATCCCCTTGCGGGTATAGGCGAGGGGTCGGTTCAAATCGCACGGGAGTTTGGTAATACCCCATGAGATCGGAGTTCTTGGCGTTATAGGTAAATTCCAGAGTCTCCAAGGGACGCCAAGCCCACTTATCGTAGACTACTTTCCCGTCCTTCTCCTTAAAGACCTTCTCAAATGCAGCCTTTTTGTCCGTAAAGGCCATCGTCATTTGACTGATGAGTTGTTCCACAGTGGTTCGAGGCCCACCCTGGTGTGGCAAATCAGTAAGGGCATCGAGAACGAACTGACGAATTTCATCGGCCTTTCCACCGACGGTAACTTCGCCGTCAGGATCTAAGGCAGGAGAGACCTCCCATGGAGCGGAAACGATAGGATAGGTGAGCATTTGCTCGATATTGGCAGCTTTGCCATCCGTATCGAGCATTTCGTGGTATTCAACAAGGCCAGGCTCGGGAACCTCGAAAACCTTGCCGTTTTCGTACCCACCAAAAGTATCGTTCCACGCAAAAGAGGACCCCAATTCCTTACCTAGGGGCGGATCCTCATTAAGTTCTGCTTCTACGTAACTCGTTGGGTACGTCACCTGAAGTATCCATCCAACGAAGTATCAATTCTTCCAATTGGCGTTAAATTAACATCTAAGCTCGGCTCATCTGGAGCAGTTTCCCAATCCAGCGCGCCGTAGACGTCATCCTCCCCTCTCGAAGAGGATTTGTCTACCCAATGGAACGTTGATTCGTCGACTCCGAGCCCACCGTCGGCAGAGAGCCAACAAACAAGGATCACCGAGTCACCACGGTCAGGAGAACGACCGAGTCGTTTCTTAACTTCTACCTTGGTTTCAATGACCAACTTTCCACCTGCACGCGCTGTCGACCAGCGTGGAGAGGAAAGATCAGCCGCTAAGAGTTCGTCAGGCGGCAGGCATAAGGTTGGATTTTTCGCCGGGTCAAGAAGCTCACGCATTCGCCAAGTAGCCGCAGCGCGAAGATTATAAAATTCGATTTGCCCAGACTTATCACGTAAAGAGGTGCGGTTCCCCGAGTTAAATGGCATCGCGGGCATTCCTCTTGCGCGAATCTTATCGTAGACACCTGCGCCCACTCCGTTAGTGTCCACGACCGCCGTAGCTCCTTCTCCTTGTTCAAGGATTCGCTCGGCAGTTGCTTCAGTATCTCCTCCTGGATATACGTCAACGGAAGTAACAACGTTTCCTCGACGATGGGCGAAAGCGGTTTTGTCGCCTCCATATCGCGCAACATCCACCCCTAGGAGATAACGCCCGCTAAGAGGCTTGCCTGCATCTTGCCAATCATTATAGCGTTCCTGTGCTCGATGAATCCACGCAAGAGGAATCGTGGACATTTCATCAACCTCAGGGAATTCCCCGAGAACTTTAGAAGTCCAGGTGGCGGTGCCAATCCCGACTTCCTTCGCCATAAAGTCAACCCAATCGGGTGCTGTCAGGCGACGACGTGCTTCCTCCGTGACTTCTTCACCCGTGAAGTTCGGTGAATCAAAAACGGATATTTGGATGACATTCCAACCGCTATTAGGCTTACAGACTTTGGCGAAGTAACTCGAAGGATCATCGGGGTTTCCGATAGCGATGATGCGGTTATTTTCACCGGTCGCCATAGAGAGAGCAGCCACCCACAACCATTCATCAACACCACAAGCCTCATCGATGATGATGAGAAGATTTTCACGGTGCAGCCCTTGGAACGCGTGCTTATCGTAATCCTGAGGCTTTCGACCAAATCCCACCTCAGTATTATCGATAATCCAGCGATTTGCACGCTGCACTTCTCCAGCAAGGCCAGCCCTTCGATGAATCTTCCTGATTTCTTCCCACATAATAGCTCCAACCTGACGAGAGGAAGGAGCAGTGGAAATAACCATGACATCGTCAACAGGATGGGTATCCACCCACCATGCCGCCAATTGTGAACACGTCATCGATTTTCCGACACCGTGACCGCTTTTTACCGCTGTTAACTTGTGTTTTTGAACGGAACGACAGATATCACGCTGCTTAGACCATAATTGAACGCCAGTTTTATCCCTGGTCCACTCAACCGGGTCCGAAGGAAGAATTCGAGCCTTTAATTGGTCGAGAGCGTAGGCTTTGGCGTCAAATTTAACCGGTCTAGGCATCGATTATCGCCGGGTCCAATTGCTGTCGCGCGTAATGGTCGACTCGACCGCTCAGATTCGCCTCACGCTCCATCAGTTCCAAAAGAAGAACCTGAGCGCGTTGTGCATCATTGTCACTCAACCGCAATTCAACCACGACGTTCATAATCATGCGAATCATCATGTCGATTTGCGCCTTGCCGAGGGAGACAGTCTTATCCTGCAATGATACCTTACTCATGGCGCCGAGATGCTTGGAAAGCCTATCCAATGCCCTTTCGTAGACGCCAAGGAAAGTATGCTGTTGTTCTTGCTGCGCACGGTCCTTATAACGCCAATGTTCCGGGCCACCAAGGCTGTCGAGATTCGCTCGCGCCTCGTCAACCCAACTTTGAATTGTTTCCAGCGCCATCGCCATCTGTTCTAGCGCTGAAGTGTGGTAATCCTCCTCGGGAATCTCCTTTGCTTTGTCAATTGCAGCTTGCACCATGGAAGGAGTGGTTAATTGGCCACGTTGAATGACATCCGCTACATGTTGGCGGCCACGAGGAGTGTCCAAATGGGCTTGACAGTAATCATAATCCAATGCTCTTTCATTTGGGCACCCTCGACCACTCGTTCTGAGGTCGTATCGACAGGGCAACATAGCGTGATCCTACCACATCGCTATTCTCCGAGAGGTTGGTTCGGAACAA